GTTTACGTAGACTTGCATTAATTGGAAAAACTAATCTATTTCCAATTGGTTCAGCCATCTACTTTTTAATGGATATTATAAAAATAGCAAAACCCAATACTTGGTTTATTGATAGTATAGGACAGCTATTTCAGCACAAAAAATCTTATCGCGCCAAACTACAGACTTTTAGAATTAAACAAATTTTACCTGCTGATGGACTAGGTTGTGTAATAGAACTAGACAATATACCACAAAGATTTAAAGCAATGCGTATGCCTGAAAGTTATGAACTCTATGCGGGAATAATCACGTATAATCATGGCTATATGTTATACGGATACTACGAAGAACCAATTAAGACTACTTGGAGATTAGTTTAATGCCTAAAGCAATAATTAGTAATAGGATTTACATTGATAATCCAGGTGTAGAGCACACTAAAATAATTATGAAAACTCTAACTTATAAGATTCATAAAGATACTGGATCAAAAAAGTTTCAGAGTATAGAAACAATTAAAAATTATAAAATATTACTCAACGGTATTATGTCTATGCCACAAGGCAGACAAGACTTAATACCAGAAGACTATGAAATAATAGATAAAAGAGTTCTTGTTCCTGTTCCTTTTCCAACTGCTCAATTTGAGCTAAGACCAGACCAACAAATAATATATGATGAAGTCACAGACACTTGTTTTATCAATGCTCTTGTGGGCTGGGGTAAAACTTTCACCGCTCTACACATTGCCAAAAAGTTTGGGCAAAAGACATTGGTTATCACCCATACCGCTGCACTTCGTGATCAGTGGATCGAAGAAGTAGAAACACTATTTAAAATGCCTGTAGGTGTTATAGGTGGAGGTACTTTTGATATTGAAGATCATGCTATTGTAATAGGAAATATTCAATCAATAGTTAAACACTTAGACATTTTAGCCAAAGAGTTCGGCACTATAATATTAGATGAAGCACATCACTGTCCAGCAACAACATTTGCACATACAATAGATAGTTTTCATGCTAGATATAGAATAGCCCTTAGTGGCACAATGATTAGAAAAGATGGTAAACACATTCTTTTTAAAGATTATTTTGGCAGTACAATTTATAAACCTCCACAATCTAATACACTACCTCCATTAGTACATTTAGTTAAAACTAATTTAAAATTAAAAACCAACGCAACTTGGGTTGAAAAAATTAATGATTTAACTCAAAATGATAGCTATAGACATTGCATTGCAGATATAGCTAAAATGCATATTGCTAATGGGCACAGTGTTTTAATAGTGGCAGATCGAGTAGAATTCTTAGAGAAAGTTAAAGAATATGTTGGAGAAACGTGTTTGTTGGTTACTGGTGATACAACATTTGAGGAACGACAGTATGCAAAACAACAAATTCTTGCAAAAGAAAAAATGTGTATTGCTGGAAGTAGACAAATCTTTTCAGAAGGAATCTCAATAAATATATTGAGTTGTGTTATTCTAGCAGTTCCTATGAGTAATGATAGTTTACTCGAACAAATTGTAGGCCGTATTATGCGACCACATGAGGGCAAAAGGCATCCACTTGTAGTAGATATGCAGTTTGCAGGATATGCAGATAAAAAGCAAAATACAGATAGGTTAGGGCTGTATTTACGCAAAGGTTGGGAGGTTGTGGCGGTATAAAAAATTTCACTTGCCAAACCTTATCCAAGATGGTACAATATATATTGAGTCGCAACACATGAAACCACTTTTCTTCAATCTTAGTTTGCTAGAAAATAATACTCAATGTGACCCTGTTCAATTAGTTGAGAAATTAAATTTGCATTTTATTAGAAAAACTATTCCAAAAAACCAATATAGTAGAATCAAACCGATTCAAAATTTAAAAGGTAATAGTTTTCTAATAAACCCTGCATTATTATTTCAAGATAAAATTACAGATACGGTATATAAGGCGCAATATATAAGACTAGCGGGGCGTAGAGATTACGCTATATATAAATACTACGGCCACAAATATCTTGATCTTTCATACTATTCAGATATAAACCTAGATACAATAAAAAACAATCCGCTAATAAAAATCACAGAAAACAAAATTTATTTTAAATACGAGGAAATAGAAAATGGCACTTAGCTTTAAAAACACAAAAGGTAAAGCTCAATCAAATAAAGTAGAATCATACGAGTACAAAGACGGTGAAAATACTGTACGTTTAGTCGGTGGGGTTCTACCAAGATACATTTATTGGCTAAAAGGTACTAATAATAAAGACATTCCAGTGGAGTGCTTGGCTTTTAGCAGAGAAAAAGAAAAATTTGATAATGTAGAAAAAGATCATGTTAATGACTACTTTGCAGAAGCAAAATGTAGCTGGAGTTACTCAGTAAACTGTATAGACCCTAAATCGCAAAAAGTTGTTGCACTCAATCTTAAAAAGAAATTGTTTGAGCAAATTGTAACAGCAGCTGAAGATTTGGGTGATCCTACTGATTATGATACAGGTTGGGATGTAGTATTTAAACGCGTTAAAACAGGCCCACTAGCATTTAACGTTGAGTATACACTACAAGTTTTGCGTTGCAAACCACGTGCATTGACCCCTGAAGAACGTGCTATGGCAGATGCGGCTAAATCTATTGATGAGAAATTTCCTCGTCCCACCGAAGCAGATGTAAAAGCATTACTAGAAAAAATTACTAGCAATGTTGATGAAGATGAAAGCACAGATAGTGCCGAGTCTGAAGCTGTTAAAGAATTAGGTTAATCCAAAAATAAGCCCGCTAAACACTTTGCTTAGCGGGCTTTTCTGTCTTATAAAGGTAATATGAAAGTACTATTTACTGCTGACGTCCATATTAAATTGGGTCAGAAGAACGTACCTGTTGATTGGGCTAAAAATAGGTACAATATGCTTTGGGCACAGTTAAAAGCCCTACAAATAGAATGCGATATGTTTGTAATAGGCGGAGATGTATTTGATAAACTTCCTAATATGGAAGAACTAGAAACTTATTTTGATTTGGTTAATAACTGTACAATTCCAACAATTATTTATGCTGGAAATCATGAAGCAGTTAAAAAAGACACAACTTTTTTAACAAATTTAAAACAAGTTACCAATAAATTAAATCCGCAAGTAGATATTATAGATGATTATTGTAAAATAGAGAATATGGATTTTATTCCTTACAATAAACTAAAACATTTTGAAAAAGATCCGTACACTGTTCAAGGCGATATTTGTTTTACACACGTTCGTGGAGATATTCCACCACACGTTAAAGCTGAAGTTGATTTGACAATATTTAAAAACTACAAATGTGTTTTAGCAGGCGACTTACACAGTTATGAAAACTCACAACTTAATATACTTTACCCTGGAAGTCCTTGCACAACTAGTTTTCATCGTAATAACGTTGATACAGGTGTTATCGTTTACGATACTAATGCTTTTACTCATCAATGGAGAAGACTGGATCTACCACAACTTATTAGAAAAACTGTTGGTGTAAATGATCCTAAACCTCAAACTGATTATGACCATACAATTTATCAAGTTGAGGGTGATATGCAAGAGTTGGGAGAACTAGAAGACAGTGATTTAATTGACCGTAAAATAATTAAACGTGAGTCTGACAGTGCTTTAATTTTAGACCCAGAAATGACTTTAACAGAAGAAGTTAAAGAATATTTAACTTATATATTAGAGTTACCACAACCAACAGTAGACAATATTTTAAAAGAGTTTCAAAACTATGCGGAAAAAATTGACACAGATTAAAGCAACAGTATGGTCTCAAACAAACTGTCCTGCTTGCGTGGAAGCAAAACGACTATTAGATAATCATGCTATTCAATACAAAGATTGTGTTATAGGTTTAGGGTATACTAAAAAAGATTTAATATCACAGTTGCCAGACGCTAGAAGTGTTCCTCAGATATTTTTAAATGGTGAATATATAGGCGGATTACCAGAACTAAAAAGAAAATTACTAGAATATGATCACGATTAAACAACTGCGCTGGAGTAATGCTTTTAGTTATGGCAAAGATAACATAATAGATTTTACACAGTCTCCACTAACACAATTGGTAGGTAGAAATGGTCACGGAAAAAGTTCAATTGCACTAATCTTAGAAGAAGTTTTATTTAATAAGAACAGTAAAGGCATTAAAAAAGCCGATATTCTTAATAGATATGTAAAAGATAAAACTTATACAATTGAACTAGACTTTAATAGAGATGATGTAGATTATACAATTAAAAGTCAACGTGGTACAACACAACAAGTTAAGTTGTATAAAAATAACGTAGATATTAGTGCACATACTGCAACTGCTACATACAAAATTATTGAAGATATTTTGGGATTTGATCACAAAAGTTTTAGTCAAATAGTGTATCAATCAAATGCTAGTAGTTTAGAGTTTTTAACAGCACCTGATACTGCTAGAAAAAAGTTTTTAATTGAAATTTTGAATTTAAGCAAATATACTCGTGCAGCGGAAATATTTAAAGAAGTCAGCACACAGTTAGCTAAAGAAATTGCAAGTGCACAATCTAAAGTTACTACAGTTAATAGTTGGTTAGATAAATATGAAAAAGCAGATTTAACTACTAAACCAACTTATACTGTACCAGAACTAGATCAAAGTACTGTAAATTTAATTAGTAAACTACAAGAAAAACTAAATACATTGGACGCAACCAATAAAAAGATTGAGCAAAATAATACTTATAAAAAGTTGCAATCAACAATAACTTTAGTCCCAGTACCCAAACAACCTGAAGAAGGTATTGAGGAATATCAAGCACAAACTAGTAAATTAGACAAAACTGTTTTAGATGCTCAAAATTTTATTAAAAAGATGAGATCATTGCACGGTACTTGCCCTACTTGTTTATCAGATATTGACGAACAAAAAGTTACTGAATTAATTAATGAAAAAATAGAAGAAGCTAATACAGCTGCTGGTTCTATTATTGAATATGCTCAAAAAATTAGTGTAATTAAAACTCAGAAAACAGCATGGCAACAAGCACAAAAATCTCAAGAAGATTGGGAAAAATATCATGCACTTATCAATACTGAATTACCAGATCAATTATTAGATAAACAAATAATTGATGGCGAATTACGAACTTTAGAGTTAAACATTACTAGTTTAAAGAAACGAATTCAAGAAGCCGAACAATTAAACAAAGAAGCAAATACCCATAATACTAAAGTAGAATTATTAAACAAACAACTAGGAGAAATGCAAGCTGAATTAGATGTGTATAGTAATGATTTACACAACTTATCAGAGCGCATGAGTGTTATAAATGTTTTAACTAAAACATTCTCAACAACTGGTTTAGTAGCTTATAAAATAGAATGTTTAGTAAAAGATTTAGAAGAAATTACCAACAAGTATTTAGTTGATCTAAGTGATGGTAGATTTCAAATTGGATTCAAAATCTCTGCTAGTGATAAACTTAATGTTATAATCACAGATAATGGTAAAGATATTGAAATACTAGCCTTAAGTGGCGGTGAGAAGGCTAGAGTTAATGTGGCTACATTGTTAGCTATTAGAAAACTTATGCAAACTTTGTCTAGTTCAAGAATCAACCTCTTGATTTTAGATGAAACTGTAGAAACATTAGATACTGATGGAAAAGAAAAATTAGTAGAAGTGTTGCTAAAAGAAGAACATTTAAACACATTTTTAGTATCGCACGGATTTACACATCCATTACTAGAAAAAGTTAATGTTATAAAACGTAATAATATATCACAAATAGAGGTATGATATGATTGTAGAAGAAATTATTGGTGACGTAACAGCTACCATTATTAAAAATGGACAAACAACTCCATTGTCAGTTGGCAGTGAGTTTAATGATCATGAACGTAATAGTGTTACTGTAATAGGTACGGGCAAGATTGTGGTTAGAGTTGATCAAAATTGCACAATTGAAATTCGTGGTGTTGAAGCCGCAGTTGAAGAAACACCAGTTGCAGTTGCAAAATTACCAAAAGCTAAAGTAGTAGCAACTGAACCTGTTCCAGAAACTCCAGTAACTGAGTAATGGTTGATAGCAGAGCTAAAGGTGCAAGAACAGAAACTGTAGTACGCGATTTATTAAAAAAGCATACTGGCTTAGCTTGGGAAAGAGTTCCTGGATCAGGAGCTCTTGACCCTAAACATGGGCTAAAGGCAGATTTGTACGTACCTGGTAAAACTAATCTTTTTGCGGTGGAAGTAAAAGGTTATGCCGAAGACCACTTGACAAGTCAAATATTAACTGGTAAGAATCCTCAATTATTAGAATTTTGGAAACAATCAGTTAGACAAGGCCATCAAGTAAATAAATCACCGCTTTTAATATTTAAGTTTGACAGATCTAAGGTATTTGTAGCATTTGAAGAAATGCCAACCGAAACTTTTAGATATATGTTTATTCAATGTGATGGATTTGAGTTTTTTGTTTCACTACTAGAAGATTGGTTGGTAAATGAGAAACCTGAATTTGTAACTTGACACAGTTGGTTAAACGTGTTAAAATAATTAATTAACAAAGAAAATACTATGTCAAAAACATTCGAAAAACTAACTGAACAACAAAACACATTATTAATTGTAGACTCATTAAATTTAGCTTTTCGCTATAAACATACAGGAGCTACAGATTTTACTGAAGACTACCTACGTACCGTTTTAAGTTTACAAAAATCTTATAAAGCATCACACGTTATTATAGCAGGTGATCAAGGTAGTAGCAGCTATCGTAAAGCTATTTATCCTGAATATAAACAAAACAGAAAAGATAAATTTGCTGAACAAACAGATGCTGAAAAAGCAGCTTTTGAATTATTTTTTGAAGACTTTACCAAAACACTAGAACATATTCAGGAAAATACAGAGTTTCCTGTTATTAAGTTTCAAGGTGTTGAAGCAGACGATATAGCAGCCTATATTGTAGGTAAAAAATCAAAATTGCCCATTGATGATATTTGGTTGGTATCAAGCGACAAAGATTGGGATTTATTAGTACAACCTGGAGTATCTAGATTTAGTTATGTTACGAGGAAAGAGACGACAATTGAAAATTGGCGAACACACTACGACTTTGAACAAGAAGATTATATTAGTATTAAATGTCTTACTGGGGATAGTGGGGACAACGTGGCTGGTGTTCCTGGTATTGGGCCTAAACGAGCAATTGGTTTGGTTAACGACTATGGCAGTACCTATGACATTATTGCAAGCATCCCTATTAGTGGCAGATATAAGTACATAGAAGCACTTAATCAATGTAAAGATCAACTTGAACTCAACTATAAATTAATGGACTTAGTTACTTTTTCGGAAGATGCTATTGGTCTAGAAAATTGCAAACAAATAGACAACTTATTGGAATTATATTTAAAATGACATCATTTATGACAGGAACAACTTGTATAAACGCTAGTGGTAGTTTTTGCATGAGTTATAACTTAGACTGCTTAGTAAGTCCAGGTGCTACTCTGCCACAACGGGCACACCCAACAGATGCAGGTGCTGATTTATTTGCATGGTTTGAAGATGAAGAACTTGATTTTGTTGAAATTGAATCAAACAAACAAAAATTAATTGATACTGGTATAGCCATCAAAATTCCACATAGCTTTGCAGGCTTTGTATATAACAGATCAAGTCAAGGAAAAAAGGGAATTGTTATCCCTCATAGCGTAGGCGTGATTGACACGGATTATCGCGGAACAATCAAAGTATTGTTAAAAAATACAACAGACCAAACAATTAAAATTCAACGAAAAGAAAGAATTGCTCAATTAGTAATTCAACCTGTTCAACTAGTAGGATTTAGAGACGTTTGGAATGATACACAACGAGGTACTGGCGGGTTCGGCAGTACAGGAACATAAAGGGAAATATGCAACCATCAACACGAGCGCAAGTAATTACGCGTAGAACTTATAACCGTCCAACATCAGATGACGGCAAAGAATTTGAAACATGGCAAGAAACAGTTGCCCGTGTTATAGACCACCAAGAATGGCTGTGGCAGCGAGCAGTTGACAGAGATTTAACTGATGAAGAATATGCAGAACTTTACGATCTAGAACAATTAATGCTAGATCGTAAAGTAGCAATGAGTGGTCGTACACTGTGGTTAGGTGGTACGCAAGTAGCAAAAACACGTGAAGCATCGCAATTTAATTGTAGCTTTACACAAGTAGAAACTATCTATGATGTAGTAGATGTTTTATGGTTACTGTTACAAGGTTGTGGAGTAGGATTTAAACCAATTGTTGGTACATTAAATGGTTTTGCTCAACCTATTAAAGAAATTAAAGTAGTACGTAGTACAAGAACTGCTAAAGGCGGATGTGAAACAAATAAAGAAATTTGGGATGCTAAAACAAAAACTTGGACTATTCAAGTTGGAGATAGTGCAGAAGCTTGGGCCAAATCTATTGGGAAATTGCTTGCTGGTAAGTACGCTGCTAATACTTTGGTACTTGATTTTAGCCAGCTTAGACCCGCTGGTGAAAGGTTAAAAGGTTATGGCTGGATTTCAAGTGGAGATAGTGCAATTTCTACAGCCTATGTTGCCATTGCCAATATTCTCAATGGTAGAGCCGACTCTTTACTTACTAGAATGGATATTCTGGATATCGTTAATCACTTGGGCACTATCCTCAGTAGTAGACGAAGTGCAGAGATTGCTTTATTTGACTACGGGCAACCTGAGTGGGAAGAATTTGCCGTTGCGAAAAAAGACTGGTGGTTACATAATAATCAACACAGAACTCAATCTAATAACTCACTTGTATTTAAAGAAAAGCCTTTACGTACCGATCTAGAAAGAATCTTTAACATGATGTTGGAAGCAGGCGGTAGTGAGCCTGGTTTTATTAATGAAGTAGAAGCATTACGTAGAGCTCCTTGGTTTAAAGGTGCAAATCCTTGTGTAGAAATCTTATTGGGCAATAAAAGTTTTTGTAATTTAACCGAAACAGATATTGGTAAGTTCAAAGGAGATACAGCAGGATTACACGCTGCCATTAGATTGGCAGCACGCGCCAATTACAGACAAACGTGTGTAAATTTACTAGACGGTATCTTACAAGAATCATGGCATTTAAATAACTACTTTTTACGCTTATGCGGAGTAGGATTAACTGGTATTGCTAAACGTCCTGACATGGGTAGCTATGATTATGAATACTTGAAGCGTACAGCAACTGCTGCAGCTGTGGGTATGGCATACGAACTAGGATTACCAGCACCTAAAAATGTAACTTGTATTAAACCTAGTGGAACTCTATCCAAGATTATGGATACTCCTGAAGGTGTACATAAACCATTAGGTAAGTATATTTTCAACAATGTTCAATTTAGTAAATATGATCCTATTGTTGAAGTATTGCGTAATGCAAACTATAATGTAATTAATCATCCTACTGATGATAGTGGTGTTTTGATTACATTTCCAGTTGCTTGGGATGACATTCCTTTTGACAAAGTAGATGGAAAAGAAGTAAACTTAGAATCTGCAGTTACGCAATTAGAGCGTTATAAACTGATTCAAACTTCATGGAATCAACAAAATACTAGTGTAACAATCAGTTATGACCCAACTGAAGTTCTAGCAATTATTGATTGGTTGTTGTTAAACTGGGATTGTTATGTTGGTGTTAGTTTTATTTACAGAACTGATCCTACTAAAACAGCTAAAGATTTAGGCTATCTATATCTTCCACAAGAAGTAGTAACTGAAGATATGTATACAACGTATTCCCAACAATTAAAACCTGTATCATTAGACAATGCTAATAGTTTTGATGAAATTTTGGGAGAAGAATGTTCAACGGGCGCTTGCCCAATTAGGTGATATATGACACAAGAAATAAAATTAAATTTTGAATTAACAATGGACGAAGCTAATATGATATTGGCTGCAATACAAGAATTACCCGCTAAAGTGGCTAATCCATTAACGCAAAAACTACAATTACAAGCAAAAACTCAATTGCCTGAAACTGAAGCTCCTGCAATAGAATAATACTATAAAAATAAAAAAGCCCCTATAGAGCAATCTATAGGGGCTTTTCTTTTAGCCGTCTGAACTTGATAAAAATGTAGCTGCAAATTCTAGTGTTTTTGCATCGCTACGAGTATTCATAATATGATCACGTTTTTCGCGACTCCAACTAAATCCACCATCTCCACCCCAAAGATCCCAAGCTACTCTACCTTTACTTGGAAATCCTTCTTCACCACTGTTAAAACCAGTGGCTCGTTTATCAACTTCGTGTCTGCTAAAAAATGAAAACATTCTTAATACAGTTGAACCAGATAATTCACTACGATCTTTTAATTGATTAGCTCGTGCTAATCCTACCATAGTTCCGCCTGGTTTTCCTTCTGCATGCCATTGTAATGCACGTTTAGCTGCACTAGCCATACCTTCTGTAGGTTTATATGTTTCTGACATATTTAATTCCTATAAGCCATAATAATTTCTTTACACATTCTACTGCGTACAATATCACTGTCCATAAATCTTACAATTTCAATGTCTTGAATAAATTGCAGTCTATTGATAGCGTCCGATAATCCGCTGTCTGGTATATCGCTTTGATCTACGTCACCGCTGACAATCATTTTGCAATTTTTACCAATGCGTGATAATAACATTTTCATTTCATCTTTTGTAGCATTTTGAGCTTCGTCTAATAAAACAATACAATCTTCAAAAGTTGCTCCACGCATAAAACCTAATGGTTTAGGTTCAATATCTCCTGATTTAATAGCGTATTCATAAAAACCTTTTCCAAGGCTGCGTGAAAATACACTGTCAAAAGGATCTAAATAAGGAGCATATTTTTCTTCTAGAGTACCTGGCAAGAAACCTAATCCGCGACCAGTTTCTACATTTGGTCTGGTTAAGATAATTTTTTTGACTCGTCTATGAAACAATTCACCTGCTGCATAAGTTGCGGCTATATAAGTTTTACCAGTGCCTGCACTACCAACACCAAATATAATTTGATTTGATTGAATAGCACGTAAATATTCTGCTTGTATAAAGTTAAGTGGTTTTATTTCTTGAAAACCAAATTCAACTGGGTTACTGTTTCTTCGTTTCAGTGGAACGACTACTTCATCGCGTCTTGCTCTTTTACCACTTGCCATAAATTTCCTTGAATAGTTTGGAAGATCAGTCTGGCAAGCCAGACTGGATGAGTCTAGCTAAAAAATTATTTTTTGACTGGTACTTCTGTACCTTCTAATTTTTTATGAACTTTGATTGTTTTACACACTTGTACTTGTTTACCATTACGTGTTTCATCATGACATACTTTTTTAGTTTGTGGCGCTTCTGCTAATGTAAATGTAGTTGTAAACATAAACACAATAGCTAAAATTACTTGTTTCATAAAATTCCTTAGATTGGAGGTTGAGCTGCAGCTGGAGGTGCTAATTTACCTGAAAAACCAGTTGTAACTTGTGGTTGAGAATCTACAGGTGCTGCTACAATGGTTGTAGTAGGTGCAGCTATAGCTGGTGCAGGTGCATTAGCAGCTCCAGCAATTTTTTCTTGTGTACGACCAAATGCAGTAATACCTAATACAGCACCCATTGCCATGTGAAATAAACCAGCACCTTGAAGTGTTAGTGGCTGCCATT